CACTTTGAGCGTAGTTAAAGCAGGATTTACAGGTTCGATTACGTTTACAGCAGCGTAATAAATTTGTTAAAATTGCGTATCACAAAAGAGGGGCGGGATTAATTCTCGCCCTTTTTTATGTCAAAAAATCAGGGTATAAACTGAAAAAATACGGCAAAAAATCAGGCTAAAAACTGATAAAATACGGGCAAAACGGCTAAAAACGAATATCAATTTTAAGGTGCAAAAGCGTTGATTTAAGCGATTTTACTACCTTTGGGGTATATAGATATTAAAAAATTGAGAACGAAAGAACGGAATACACGTAAGGGATACAGCGGCACTAAAAATTAGTAAAATTATTGCGAATGGGGTTAATGGACACGGCACTCGGTGCGTTATTGAACAGAATGTCGATAGGACAAACGGAATATTTATGGCGCAAAACTTTTTCGGATCCAGTGTTCAAAAAATGGATTTTGGATTTAATTCGTATCGACCAGTTGTTCGAGGAGGGTATCGATTCGGATGGTGACGTGATAGGTTATTATTCGTATTTTACTGAATTAATGAATCCAGAAAAAAAAGAGGGTACACCGTACACGTTGCTCGATTCAGGTGATTTTTACGAATCGATGATAATTACTATCGGGAAGGATTACTTCGAAATCGATGCGGACCCGATTAAAATTGATAGCGAAACGGGCGAAGAAACGAATTTATTTTACAAATATGGCGAGAATATTATCGGGATTACTGAGGAAAATTTACAAAAATTACGGCAGGAAATTAAAGAACGATACAGAAAAGAATACGCAGAATACATTAAACGATAGGTATTATTTAAGCGTTGAACAGATCCCGTTATTTAACTGGATAAAATGTACGGGAGGCGATTATTCCTATGTGAGAAAATCAAAAGAGGGAACCGAGGAGGAGGACGTAAAGGCGTGGTACGCTATTTATGACGATTATATCAATTCTCACGGCTTATCTAAGAAATATGAACAAATGTTAAAGGCTATGCGTAAAAAGGCCGAAATCGAGTTAGATTACGTTATTAAACGAGACAGATTTTCGTTAACTTTGTTAGAGATCGAAATTCAGAACTTAAAAATGTTACTGGATAATAACGGGCAGGGCGTCAGTATTGAACAATCGCTCGTTCATTTATCGAGGTTTGTGGGTTACTGGATACGGTCTAAGGAAATAACAGCGGGCGAATACTTCACGTTAATGAGGGAATACGAACGAATTAATAAATTAGAAAATGGCGAAAAAAATTAGCAGTTCGGATTTATTCGACAAAGAAGATATATTCGAGGGGATTAGATTATCGGCACAGAAAACGATACAGGATTTAAAGCAAATCGACGAGGAGTTTAAAAGAGTCGCAAAAACGATGCGAGAAACTTTGGGAAAATCCAAAGTAAATACAACGCAAGGTATTCAGGAATTCACCAAAGCGACACAGGACGCAAATAAAGCGGTCGAGAATTCAATTAAGATTGAAAAATTAAAAGCGCAAGCGGAACAGCAAGCGTTAAGAGCCGAACAGGAACGCGAGAAGGTAGCACAGCAAAAGTTACGAACGCAATCGGCACAGGCAAAAGAACAGGAGCGTTTAAATAAAATACAGGAACGTTCGGCAAAGGTTGCACGTGATGAAGCGAACGCGTATAAACAATTAGAAAAAAATACCAGAGAATTAAAGAACGAATCGAAGCGATTGGGTGCCGAGTTGCTTAAATTAGAGAATTCAGGAAAGCGTAACACAAAAGAATATCACGAACTAGAAAAACAATACAAACAAACGACAAGGGCTGCGCAATCTGGGGACGCTCAGTTAAAGAAATTAGATAAAACGGTCGGGGATAATCAAAGAAATGTCGGTAATTATATCGGTGGTATTAAGGATTTAGCGGGAGCGTTTGGGTTGGCGTTTGGAGTTCAAGCGGTTGCGAATGTATTTAAAACAGGTACGGAGGCGATAATTGAATTCGACCAAGCGATTGCGGATTTACAGGCGATTACAGGTGCAAGCGGTAAGGATTTAGAATACTATCGAGAACAGGCGAATTTATTGGGTAAGGATGTCGAAGGGGGTGCAAGTGCGGTCGTTGAAGCGTATAAATTAATTGGATCCGCTAAGCCTGAATTATTAACCAACGCAGAAGCGTTGAATCAAGTTACACAAAGTGCGATTACGTTGGCGCAGGCTGCGGGAATGAGCGTACCAGATGCAGCGACAAATTTAACCGATGCGATGAATCAATTCGGAGCGTCTGCGGATGACGCCGATAAATTTATTAACGTTTTGGCTGCGGGTTCTAAATTTGGTGCGGTAGAAATCCCACAGGTAACGGAGGCGTTATTAAAATTTGGTGCGGTTGCAAAAACTAGCGGGGTATCGATTGAGGAAACGGGCGCATTAATTGAAGCGCTAGGCGAAAGAGGTTTAAAGGGAGCGGAAGCGGGAACGGCTTTACGTAATGTCATGTTAAAACTATCGGCACCCGATGCGTTACCAAAAGAGGCGATAAGTCGATTAACTGATTTAGGAATAAATTTCGATACATTAAAGGACAAATCGATTCCGTTTACAGAACGATTACGTGCTTTGGGGCCGTTGTTGAACGATCAGGCAGCGTTAGTAAAAACGTTTGGTACCGAGAACGCAGTTGCTGCGACTAACTTAATACAGTTAACAGATAGAACGGACGAGTTACGTCAACAGATGACCGGCACAAATACGGCATACGAACAAGCGGAGCAAAGAACGGCAACGTTAGGGCACGCAATTATGCAGTTAAAGAATTCGTTTATCGGAATGTTTACGAGCATCGACACTGGAAGCGGGACAATGAAATCGATTGTTTCATCGATTCAATTCCTTGCGGAGAATCTAAGTACTATCGTCGGTGTAGTAATGCGTATAACGGTCGCATACGGCACGTACAAAAGTGTTTTAATGGCTTTGAATCTTATTGAAAAAGCACGAAACACAAATTTTAAAGAGTTAGGTAAGGAAATGTTAAAACAAATCCCGTTTACAAAACAATACACGGCAGCGCAAAAGGAAATGGCGAACAATCAGCAACAGGGCGCAAGCGCTACGAAAGGTTTGGGATCCGCTCTCGCTGGTGTTGGTTGGACGATTGCGATTGGGGTTGCTATGGAATTAGCGAAAGTAATGTACGATGTGGCGTCAGGGGCGAAGGCTGCGAGAGAACAGCAAGAATTACTCGACCAGTACAACGCTAACGCACAGGAAAATGCGGACAAACGAGTAACGGATAGACAAAAGGATTTACAAAAGGAAATCGCGGAACTTCAACGAAGACGAAATGAGAATAAATTAACGGAAAAGGAATTTTTAAAATTAAAAGAGGACGCAATTAAAAAAACCAAAGAACAAATAACAAAAGATATTTCGTTAGTTAGGGAGCGTAAAAAAACTTATTTAGACGATTTGGAATTCGCCAAAACGTACATGGATAAAGCGGAAAAAGACGCAAAAAATCGTTCTGGATTAAATTTAATGCTAACGAAAGAGGATACGGACCGGATGAAAAAAATTACGGCAACGTATGCAAGTCAAGGAACGTCGGTCGATAAAGTAATCCAAAAAATTAACGCATCGATTTCGGGTGCGGGAATAAAAATAACCACGTATAAAGAGGAATTAGACGGCACAACAGAATCAGTAAAGGACGCAACTTCGGAATTAAAATCCAACGGTGTAGCGCATGAGGATAATACAGGAAAAATAACGGCTAAAATTCCAAAGTTAAAGGAAATCAATACCGAGTTTAAAAAAACTAACGACTATTTAAGTAAACAAAGCGAGTTATTAGAGCGGTTAAATGTGATCGAGGAGGAACGAGCAATAACGGCACTCGAACAAAGAATAGAAAACGAGGTCGATTTGCAGGAATCAAAAATAAAAGAAACAGGAAAATTCGATTTAACTGAGTTCAAAAATTTAGTCGAGGAAAAATACAGGCTCGAAGTAAATAGAATTCTCAATACGGCTGATTTTGAACAGGAACAAAACGAGGAAAAATACCAAAGGGAAAAACAGGCGAGAATCGACGCATTAGACGAGGAATACGCAGAGTTACGAAAGGGTGCCGAGGAAAATCAGGAAGCGTTAAAGAAAATCGACCAGAATTACGTTAAGGAAAAACAAAAACTAGCGGATAACGAGGTACTGATTTACGAGGATTTAAAGACGCAGAATCAAATAATCGCTAAGGAATCCACAGATGAAATTAATGCGTTGGAAAAATCTAAACTGGATTTCGTAGAAAACACGAACGAAAATATGTTAAACGCACAGGAATCGTTTAATGAAAAGAAAACAGAAAACAACGACACGCAAAGCGATGAGGAATTAAAAAAATTACAAGATACTGAGGAGCGAAAGCGGGAAATTATCAAAATTACTAGCGAGTTTTTTCAAAAACAAAGCGAAAAAAGAATCGAGCAATACGATAAGGAAATCGCTGCGGCTGAAAAACAGTACGAAGTTTTAAAAGGGTTGGCGGAATCTGGTAATATTAACGCACAACAATCGCTAGCGGAACAGCAAAGAATCATCGACGAGGCAAACAGAAAAAAACAGCAGGAATTACAACGCCAGCAAAGAATCAAATTAGCGGAATCAGTTTACTCGACGTATTCTCAAAAGGTAAGCGACGGGAGTAAAAATCCGTTAGCGGAAACGATTCGCGACACTACTTTATTACAACAGTTTATTAATTCACTACCTACGTTTTTCGACGGTACTGAGGACACGGGTTCGAATGGTAGGGGTATCGATGGGCGTGGTGGATTCCAAGCGGTTTTGCACCCTAACGAACGAGTGATCCCGAAACACTTAAATGAACAAATCGGAGCGATTAGCAACGTAGATTTAGCGAGAATAGCGCAGGAATACAAAAACGGCAAAATTGTCGAGGGAGGTCAACAAACAAAATCCGCACTGGAATTCGCTGTATTAGTAAATGAATTAAAGGATTTAAAATCGGTTATTCAGGATAAACCAGAAACGAATATCGAATTAGGTCAAATTACGAATAGCGTCATGGAAATAGTACAAAGCCGTAAACAAGGCAATTCCGTGACATATAACCGCTTTAAAGTACGAAAATGATACATTACCTTAACAACGTAGAGATAACGCCTAGAAATCGATTAGAAATAGGCGTTGTTTCGGATTTTAGTGGGAATCCAGAAATTTTATCGTTAAACACTGATTCGATTATTTTACCACGTGAAGCGAAAGATATTATCGATGCGCATATACAAAGCGTTGGAATCTTTGAGGGAATACCGTACAGGGTAACGATGGAGGGTGGGGTATCTTTGGAATATTACGTAGATTTCACCGAGGAATTTAAAGTGCGACAGCATGAGGTCGAGATAAAAATTAAACGACGTCAACATTTGGACGATTTCAGGTCAAAAGCGGACGGAACTTCGTTCGAATACATGGTATCAAAAGGCGTTACGTTTAATTCTCAAACGGTACCTTATTTTATCGTTAAGGATAATCAACTCGAACAGGTTTTGCAGTTGGGAATCGCTACGTATATGATGACGAAGGAATTAATACAGGCAATAAAAGATACAGCGCAGGCGATTGCCGATGTTAGCGAGGCTGCGATTCCAGTGGGAATACCGCCCGTTCCGAACTTTGGTGCGATACTTAGGGCAGCGTTAAAGGCAGCGGCTCAGATAGTTTACACGGCAGCGGTTTTGGTCGCTGTTATTAAGTTAGGTTCGACGATATTATTCACAATGTTTCCGCCTAAAAAAGAATTAGCGGGGGTAACTTTTAACGAGTTATTAAAAAAAGCGTGTGCGTTCTTAGGATATACCTACGTTTCTGGAATGATCACGAATAAATGGGTACTTTGTCCGGTACCTTTGAATAAGGATAACGGCAGTATTTTTTACGATGCGATACAAAATTTATTTAATCCGTTCAATAAAAACTATCCGTCCAGTAGCGATACGACACCGACTTTGGGTGCGTTTATTCAGGCTTTGGAAACGATGTTTAATGCGAGATTATTTGTAATTAATAACGTGGTAAGGGTTGAACGACGCGACTGGTTACAGAATCAATCGCCGAATCAAATTTTACCTGCGCTTAGTATTCAGGGGGACCGAGACGACGAATATTCGTATTCAGTTAGTAGCGGGGAAATCTGGAAACGTTATTACATACATTACCAGACGGATTTTAGTGATTTACATACGTTGGAGGGTGACGTTTATGGAGGGCACAACGGTGAATATGCGACCGAACCTGCGTTTCCTGTAACGAATAACGACATGGTATTAATTAAGGGATTGAACGAGGTAAATATTCCGTTCGCACTGGCAAGTCGTAAAGATAGGTTAACAGTTGTCGAGTTATTGGCTAAGGGATTACTCGCAATCGTTGACGGGATTACAGGAATATTCGGAGGGGGTACAAATTTCGTTGCTCAGATAAACAGCCGTAAGGACGCGATGCAAATTTCACAACAGTTTTTCGGGGTTACTAAGGTTTTATACGCTGATATTGGCGCATGGTCAAAAGTTAACTACGTTCAGGGACCGGATTACCTGAATTTTTGCAGCGCTAACGCTTTGTGGGATAATTACCACTACATTAATGCTATCGACCAAAACGACTGGATAATAAAAGAGAACGTAAGGGTGCGATTAACAGCGCAAGATTTCGTAACTTTATTGGCAAATAATTTCGCTTTAATCGATTCAGTGGTTTGTGAAATCTTAAAAATTGAATGGATTGACGAAAAAAGTTTTGCGCAGATCACGTACAGACAAAGAGGTTCGTGGGCGAGTGGCAAAACGAACGTATTAAGGATTGATTAAAAACTAAACAAAATGGATATTAATAACTACGTTGAAACGATAACACAAAATCTCGAAAAGTTGCTACATGAGAACGAAAAAATGTTAGCACTTTTGGCGGAGCAGGATCCCGAGAAAGCCGACCAGATTATGCGAGATATTCGCGAAACTATGGAAGCGGTAAAGAGTAACGATATAAACAGAATCAATAAAATTTACGAGCGATATGCCGATAACGTTAACAAATAGAACGTATTTAGATACCTATGGAAATTCGTTGACGTTTTACAGAGCGAATGCGGGTGATTTACAAAGGGCAAATTTTACGCTCGTTGAAAGTATTAGCGTGCAGTCATCGGTTACGGTACAATTAACGTTAAATATTCCGATGTACGAAATCACGTGGTTAGGGGGTTCGTTTCAGGACGAAGGATTCAGGACCGGCGATGTGATAGGCGTTTATATTTATAGCAGTGCGGGCACGCTTATTAATTCTTATTCGGCTAACGTTACTTTTGTTAGTGGAAATACGTTCGGGATTTCTACGTTGTTGGGTTGGTACGATGCTTCGGCAGGTGAAAGCGTAATAATTGGGGTTACGTCTAGACGACGAGAGGGGGTAAAATTGGCAATTAACCACGTCCAGAACGGTGCGGTCGGTAATTCACTGAGTTTAATCGATGCTGAGGCGACACAAATGACGTTCGATTTAACTGGTTCGAGCCCGTTCACAGGGGTAAAAGTCGCAAAACAAAGCGGACAATTCGATTATACGGCTGCTTTAACGCTTTTAAGTACGTCGGGTATATATAACACTTATTCCCTAACCATTGACGTCGTACAGAGCGGTATTTACGATGCTACGTGGTTTTCATCGAATAACTGTTTAAAATTGTATGTCGAACTATCGTGGCAAAGTTTACTCGGTGAACCGTATGCGAATACCAAAACGATAATCAGTGAGGACGCGAATACAGGTTGGTTTGACGAGCCTTATAATTTGGATGTTTTAGACGCTACGTTAATTCAAGGAATTAATCAAATTTATTTCGATCAACCTACTACGACACAGGTTGTCATCGATTGCGCTAGTTTAGATTATGCGTTCGGATTTTCCTACATTCCACAGGACGACACATATTTTAAAAATCAGTTCGATAATCAAAGTACGTTAGCGGGGTTGCTACCGAGTACAGTTATGTCGATAGGAGGAACGGAGACGGGAACTATTTTACCGAATGGGGGTTACATGGATATAACGCTCGTTAATGCGGTTCAGGTGGGTACGGTTTGGACGTTCGATTTAACTTTTACGCCGAGTACTGGATTCGATAACTTCATGCTAGGTAAAGCGGAGGTCGATAGATTGTTTTACGTGTGGGTAAAAATTGGAAATCTAAATTTATTAGCGTTCAATAATTTACTGAGTGAAAACGTACCGGTCGGAGGTCCGATTAATATGTTAGTGGAGGATTTCACCGACCATTCGCAGAATGTAACCACAGGAACGGGCACCCAAATCACATACGAGGCAAATGTCGAGGACGATTTAGGTTTTTATGGAGCGTTTAGGATTCCAGAAAATGAAAATTGCGAAAGTTTTACGGCAATATTACAGGCTTTTAATCCAGTAACGAACGAAAGTTTTGATTTACAAACGGCATTTTTTAGTTTCGCTTCGATTCCTATGGTAGCGGGTAAATATGTACTGAATGAATCCGTACCGTTGTTTACTTCATTCGATACAAATTCGGCTAAAATTTCGGCTTTATTTAAGTTAAATTCGACTTACGATACTATGGGCGAATACGGTGTCGATATATTTTTCCCGTTCCTTTACAGGTGGGAATACTGGTTAACGCAGTTAAATGCGGATGCGGATTTTTATCCTAATCAACAAACAAAAAACTACGTTCCTTACGGGACGACAACGCCATGGACGTTACGGGTTAGAATGGAGTTAATTAAGGAGGGTTTATTATTTTTCAACGATAATGATATTGTAATTAAGGATTACGATTCCGACCCTACAATCGACCAGACGATAAAATTATTCGTCGAGTCTACGAACCAGAACGTTAACGTAATTGTCGAAGGTGAATTAATGCGAATAGAATGTACGCACACGTTAAACGATGGTACGTTTTGGGTGCCGTTGTCTCAGTGGGGAATGATCACGGTCGAACCTTTTGAAAATTCGCCTCGGTGGTGGTGTTCTACGGATGTACCTTTCGACGGAAATGGTTTGAATCCACTAACGCCGTTAACTGGATCGTTATGCGATGTAAGTTATCCGAATTTTAATCAGGTTAAATTGACGTGTTATTTTGATCCGAGTAAAATTAATTTACAAAATGGCGTTAAATTTACGTCAA